AACATTGAGTGGATACCGTCCGAGGAATATGTAAAAGATAATGGAGGGAGATAATAATGGAAGTGAAAATAATAATTGAAATCGAGGAAGGAAGTAAGCCGATAATCGAAAATCTTTCGAAGGCGTTAAAAGTTTTGGGAAACACTGCAGTCTTATCAAGTTCTGCAGGAAATATAATTGGGAAAGTTGATAAATTTGTACAGACAGAACCCGCAGAAGAGGGATATGTAAGGCAGGAAACAGGAGACTGGCAGATGAACGATGTAAAAGTGGAGCCTGAGAAAAAGGAAGAAACACCTGTTAAAAATGTAGAAACCCCAAAAGAGGAAGAACCTAAAAAAGCAGAAGCTCCTGCAAAGGAAGAAACACAGGGGTGGAGCTATGACCAGCTTAAGGCGGGATGTCATGAGGCTTCAACAATGAATTTAGGTTCAAAGGTAGCTGAATTGATAAAAGGGAAATACAACCTGTCAAAACTGACAGAACTTGACCCTAAACTGTATGACGCATTTGCGAACGATTTAAGGGAGTTAGGAGTGAGAATATGATAAACCACAAGGAAAGGGATCATGCCCTGCTTTCGGCAAGCGGGGCGGCAAGATGGATGAACTGCAATCCAAGTGCAAGGCTTGAGGAACTGTTCCCTGAAACAACTTCAGAATATGCCGAGGAGGGGACACTGGCACATGAGATTTCGGAACTCAAGCTGACAAAATACACAAGCCCGATGGGTGCACGGACTTACAACAGCAGACTGAAGAAACTTAAAGCAAACAAACTTTATAAACCTGAGATGGATGCCTACACGGATGCTTATCTTGAGCATATAAAGGAGCTTATGATGTCCTTTGATAGACCTGCAGTGGCATCAATCGAGAAGAAAGTGGATTTCAGTGCATATGTACCTGAAGGATTCGGAACATGTGACTTCGTTACGGTCTATGGTAGGACCTTATATGTAAGGGATTTAAAATACGGAAAAGGTGTGCCTGTATTTGCGGAAAATAACCCACAGCTTATGCTCTACTCGTTAGGTGCATATCTCGAATACTCGCTGTTTGATGATATAGAAACAGTTAATATGGGAATTGTACAGCCAAGACTGGACAGCATCTCGGTGTGGGAGATATCGGCAGAGGAACTTGTGGAATGGGCGAAAAAAGAAGTCAAACCTAACGCCGAAAGGGCATTTAATGCCGAAGGGGATTTTGTTCCGGGACAATGTACGTTCTGCAGGGCGAAGGCAGTGTGCAGGGCAAGGGCGGAAATGAATATGGAACTCGAAACTGAAATGAAGCTTAAAGGAAACATTTTAAGTAACGCTGAAATGGGTGACATTCTTAAAAGGGCACAGGATGTCGTGAAATGGGTTAAGGATATTGAGAACTACTGCCAGCAGGCAATCTTAAAAGGTGAAACTGTTCCGGGATGGAAACTTGTCGAGGGGAGGTCGGTAAGAACGTTCTCGGATACTGAAAAAGCATTTGAGATACTTAAGGAAAAAGGGATAGCCGAAGAGCTGATGTATGAACGTAAGATGCTTACATTAAGCCAGCTCGAAGGGGCAATAGGGAAGAAAGATTTTAATGATTATGTGGGCGAACTGATAATAAAGCCTAAAGGTAAGCCTACACTTGTGTTGGAGTCGGATAAAAGGGCTCCATATGTGAATGATACTATTAACGCAGAAGATGAATTTGAAAAAATAATAGATTAAGAGAGGATGATAATATATGGAAAAAAATCAGAACACTAGAATAAATGTAAGAGGAAGACTAAGCTTTGTACACTTGTTTAAACCACATGCGGCAACTCAGGGGGCGGAAGAAAAGTATAGCACGACTATACTTGTTCCGAAATCAGATACGGCCGCAAAGCAGAAAATAGATGCCGCAATTGCGGAGGCGATAAAGATAGGAACAGCTGAAAAATGGAACGGTGTCAAGCCACCTCATGTTCCAACTCCCATATGGGACGGGGACGGGGTAAAACAGAACGGGGAGCCTTTCGGACCTGAGTGCAAAGGCCACTGGGTGTTTACGGCATCGGCAAAAACGGATTATCCGCCTCAGGTAGTGGACAAGTATGTGAATCCTATAATGGACCAGTCTGAAATTTACAGCGGAATCTACGCAAATGTCACAGTCAACTTTTTCCCTTACATGTTCACAGGGAAAAAAGGTATAGGTGCAGGACTTGGAAATGTACAGAAGGTGTCGGACGGAGAACCGCTTGCAGGAGGAAGAACAGCCCAGCAGGATTTCGCTCCGGTTGAGGATGAAGAACTATATTAATTAAAAAGGAAGGATAACGAATGAATGTACTGAACATAGATATTGAAACTTACAGCAGTGAGGATATTTCAAAGACAGGACTGTATAAGTATGCACAGAGTACGGATTTTGAAATCCTTCTTTTTGCCTATTCGCTCAACGGGTCGCCCGTTGAAGTGATTGACCTTGCACAAGGTGGGGTGGTACCGGAGGAAATTGTGAAGATGCTCAATGACGGGGAAACTGAGCTAAGGGCATATAATGCGGCTTTCGAGTGGTACTGCCTTAACCAGGCAGGATACAGGACTAATCTCGAACAGTGGAGATGTACCATGATACATGCATATTATGCCGGTTATCCGGGAGGACTGGACAAGGTCGGGAAGGCAATGGGATTTGAAAATGATAAGAAAAAATCCGCAACAGGTAAGGCTCTTATAAGGCTTTTCTCCATTCCGTGCAAACCTACGAAGAGGAACGGCGGAAGAACAAGGAACATGCCACATCACGAGCCTGAAAAATGGGAGCTGTATAAGGAGTACAACAGACAGGACGTGGTGGCAGAAATGTCAATAAAGGAAAAACTTGAAGGGATAAAACTTCCAAAATTCGAGTGGAAGCTGTGGCATACTGATGTCAGAATGAACGCCAAAGGGATTAAAGTGGACAGTGAGCTTGTTGAAAGTGCCCTGTTCGTGAGTGACACCTGGAATGAATATCTGCTGAATGAAGCAAAAAAACTGACAGGGCTGGAAAATCCGAACAGTACAGTGCAGTTACTGAAATGGCTGACTGAAAAAGGTGTGAACGCCGAAAATCTTCAGAAGGAAACAGTTAAAAATCTTATCCAGGAAACTGAAGGAGACATAAAAAGAGTGCTTGAAATAAGGCAGGAACTGAGTAAGACAAGCACGAAGAAATATGTGGCCATGAAAGATGCCCTCTGTGAAGATGGAAGGGTGAGGGGACTTCTGCAGTTCTATGGAGCGAACAGGACAGGAAGATGGGCTGGAAGACTTGTGCAGGTTCAGAACCTTCCTAGGAACTATCTGTCAGACCTTGACGATGCAAGGAATATGGTAAAAAGAAGAGACCTGCTGACTTTGGACATACTGTATGACAACATTCCCGATACCCTGTCACAGTTAATACGTACTGCATTTGTTCCGGAGGAAGGAAAGAAATTTGTAATCGCCGACTTTTCGGCAATAGAGGCAAGAGTAATCGCATGGCTTGCAGGAGAACAGTGGAGGCTTGACGTGTTCAGGACTCACGGAAAAATATATGAGGCATCGGCATCGCAGATGTTCGGTGTGGACATATCTACAATAGCAAAAGGCAAAGAGAACTACCACTTAAGACAGAAAGGGAAAGTCGCAGAACTTGCACTCGGCTATCAGGGGTCAAGCGGAGCCCTCATGGCCATGGGTGCGATTAATATGGGACTTACTGAGGAGGAACTTCCTGAAATTGTCAGAATGTGGAGAAATTCAAATAAGAGAATAGTGGACCTATGGTATGCCGTGGGAAATGCGGCCGCAGAAGTGGTGCTGAACGGAACAAGACAGACAGTGAACGGAATACTTTTTTCAAGGGAAGGGGATCTTGCAAAAGGACTTGACTTCCTGACGGTAACCCTTCCGAGTGGCCGTAAGCTCCATTATGTCAGTCCCGGAACAAGGGAGAACAGCTGGGGAGCGACAGTAATTACCTACAAGGCACCGAATCAGGTTTCAGGTAAATGGGAAACGGCGGAAACTTATGGAGGAAAACTTGTAGAAAACATTGTTCAGGCGATAGCCCGTGACTGTTTAGCTGCAACTATTCTGAAACTGACCGATAAAGGCTATAAGATTGTAATGCACATACATGATGAGGTTGTGCTGGAAGCCCCGATGGACGTTACTGTAAAGGAAGTGTGCGACCTGATGGGCGAGGAACTTAAATGGGCTAAAGGGCTGATTCTGAGGGCGGACGGATTCGAAACGGAGTATTATAAAAAAGATTAGGAAGGAAGTAAAAATGTACAACAGGGAAATAGCGATAAGTACCGCAGGTAGCAGGAAGGAGACAAGATGGAAAACAGAAAAGCTTCTATGGAGCGAGTTCGTTAAAAGGCTTGAAACACCGACAAGGACTGCCGAAAAGTTTGAAGACTTCCTGAAACTGCCGAAGTCAAAACAGGATGAACTTAAGGATGTCGGAGGCTTTGTTGCGGGAAAGCTTAAGGACGGCATAAGAAAAAATGTGAACCTGATGTTCAGAGATTTAATAACATTAGACCTAGATAACATCGAGCCGGGAAAAACGGAAGAGGTTATTAATAAAGTTGAAAGTCTTAACATGTCCTACGCTGTGTACGGCACACGTAAGCATATGGAGAGCAGACCAAGGTTAAGGGTTATTATCGTAACAGACAGGAGCATGTCCCCTGACGAATATGAGCCTGTGGCAAGGAAAGTGGCACAGATGATAGGTATGGCCATGTGCGACCCTACCACGTTTGAGCCTGTAAGGCTGATGTTCTGGCCAAGCTGTTCGGTGGACAGCAGGTATGTGTATAAGTTCAACCTTGAAAAGGCTCCCCTGTCAGTTGACGGGATACTTGCACTGTATGAGGACTGGAAAAATGTGACAGAGTGGCCACAGGTTTCGGGAACGGAAAAAATTACGGAAAAAATGCTTAAAAAACAGGAAAACCCTCTCGAAAAATCAGGAATAATAGGGGCTTTCTGTAAAACGTTCACCATAGCGGAGGCTGTGGAAAAATTCATTCCTGACGAGTACGACATATCCGATGACGGGAAAAGGATGACCTACACCCAGGGGAGCACGTACGGAGGTGCAGTAATATATGACGACATCTTCGTATACTCGCATCATGCCACTGACCCCACAGGAGGTAAGCTGTGCAATGCGTTCGACATGGTGAGGCTCCACAAGTTCGCGGACATGGATGCGGATGTGAAGGAAGGGACTCCCGCAAACAGGTTCCCATCATTCGTCGAGATGTCGAAGCTCGCGAGGGGTATAAGGGAAGTATCGGCCATTCTGAACAGGGAACAATATGAGAAAGCGGCCAAAGATTTCACAACAGTGGATGATGAAACAACAGATCTGTCATGGATGGATCAGCTGAGACAGAACGATAAAGGTAACAATGCGAGAACAATAAAAAATATGGAACTTGTATTGGACAATGATATCAACCTGAAAGGGAAGTTCGCAATAGATGAATTTGCCAACAGAGCGATGGTTATGGGGGCTCTTCCATGGGACAGCCGGAACTATGTAAGACAATATGAGGAAGTGGATGACAGCGGATTAAGGAACTACCTTGAAAACAGATACAGCCTTACGGGAGTAAACAAGGTAAACGATGCACTTCTCATAGTGTCAAGCAAGAACAAGTACAACAGCGTGAAAATCTACCTCGAAAGTGTTAAGTGGGATGGCACGCCTAGGCTGGAAACTCTTCTGAGTGATTATCTAGGAGCGGAGGATGACATTTATACAAGGGCAGTTATGAGAATATCACTAACGGCTGCGGTTGCGAGAGCTATCGATGGCGGGGTGAAGTATGATTATATGCCCATATTTACAGGTAAGCAAGGTATAGGCAAGAGTACTTTCCTTGCTAAACTTGGAGGTGATTGGTACTCGGACAGCCTTCAGACTTTCGAAGGCAAAGAAGCCGCAGAATTGATTCAGGGAACGTGGATAAATGAACTTGGAGAACTTACAGGGTTCAACAGAAGTGAAACCAATCTTATAAAACAGTTCCTGAGTAAGCAGGACGACATATATAGGAAAGCGTACGGTCATGTGACCGAGAAATACCCGAGAAGATGTGTGTTCTTCGGAACTTCAAACGACAGTGAGTTCCTGAGGGACAGGACAGGGAACAGGAGGTTCTGGCCAGTCGAAGTAGGAACCGAAAAACCTAAAAAGAGCATATGGAAAGACCTTGATGCCGAAAGAGATCAGATATGGGCAGAAGCATACATGAACTACGTACTGGGTGAAAGCCTATTCCTGACAGGTGAAGAACTTAAAATCGCGGAACAGAAGCAGGAAGAACACAGAATCGTAAATTCCAGGGAGGGAATGGTGAAGGATTTCCTTGAGAAAGAAATCCCTGAAGACTGGCATAAATGGGGAACGGCCAAAAGAAAAAACTACTACTTCGAAGGATTTGACAAATCAGGGATAAAAACAGTTCCGAGGGACAGAGTCTGTGCGGCAGAAATACTGGTTGAATGCTTCGAGATGAAAAAGGCTTATATTAAAAATTCAGACAGTATGGAAGTCAACGGCATCCTTGAAAACATGGAAGGCTGGGAACGTCACAAAACACCATTGAAGTACGGCGATTACGGCAATCAGAGAGGATTCAAAAAAAAAGATAAATAGGTATAACTACAAAAACTACAATCTTTTTCAAACTTTTATATTTTAGGTAATTTAGGTGGAAAAATTACCTACAAAGTGACAAACAAAGTCACCTACAATCTCAAAATTACCTACAAACTTTGTAGGTTAAGAAAAAATTAAAAAAATTGAGAATGTAGTTTGTAGGTGACTTTGTAGGTAAAATGTAGGTAACTCAAAATCAGTAAAATTAATACTTGCATTAAATACAACTACAAAACTACAAACTTTTCATATATAAGGTTAAATTAGATAAATTAGATAAATTAGGTAATACTGTTATACATACCTAAATTACCTAAATTACCTATTTTATAGTCTCTATATACGCGCGTATGTGAAGATTGTAGGTGGGTAAAAATAAGGAGGCAAAAAATGTTGGAAAGTATAATCGAAAAATACCTTGTGTCCGAAGTGAAAAAAATGGGAGGCACCGCATATAAATTTGTAAGCCCCGGGCATGCGGGCATACCTGACCGGATATGCCTTCTGCCTAACGGAACATTGTTTTTCGTGGAGCTTAAGGCAACAGGAAAAACAACAAGACCTTTACAGGACAGACAGATCGAGAAAATAAGGACATACGGTCAGAGAGTGTATATCGCGGACTCAAAGGAAAAAATAAAAGAGATACTGGAAATTGAAGGAGGAAGGCAAAGTGAAGTTCAAGCCACATAATTATCAGAAGTACTGCATTGATAAAGTTGTAAATACTGAAAAAGTCGGACTTCTGCTTGACATGGGGCTGGGAAAGACGATAATAACGCTTACGGCCATAGATGAACTTAAGCTTAACATGTTCGAGGTCAGCAGGGTACTTGTCGTAGCACCGAAAAAAGTTGCAGAAAGCACATGGTTCAGGGAGGCAGAAAAATGGGATCACCTGAAGCTCCTTAAATTCTCAGCTGTACTGGGTTCAGAAAAGAAAAGGATTAATGCACTGAACACCCCTGCCGATATATACGTGATCAACAGGGAAAATATACCGTGGCTTGTGGACTACTACAGGAACGACTGGCCATTCGACATGGTTGTCATAGATGAGTTTTCAAGTTTTAAAAACCATCAGGCAAAAAGGTTCAAGGCACTTAAGCTTGTACTGGGTAAGATTAAAAGGCTTGTGGGGCTTACAGGAACTCCCGCACCGAACGGACTCAAGGACATATGGGCACAGATTTACCTGCTGGACCAGGGAGAACGGCTGGGAAAAAATATAACGGCATTTAGGGAGAGGTATTTCAATTTTTACAGATATGGAAACAATCCGTACGGTGAATACGAACTCAAACAGGGCTCAGATAGGTCCATCATGGACAGGATAGCCGATATATGTGTGTCAATGAAGGCGGAAGATTATCTTGAACTGCCTGACGTGGTGGACAACATAGTCAGCGTGGAGCTTGATGCGAAAGCAAGGAAGCAGTATGAGGAACTTGAAAAGCAGATGATACTGGAGCTTAACAGTCTTGAAGAAATAACAGTCGCAAATGCGGCGGCACTGTCGAATAAACTCTTACAGTTAAGTAACGGAGCCGTGTATGACGAAAAAAGGGATGTGCACGAAATCCATAAATGCAAGATTGAGAGATTCATGGAACTGGTGGAGGAACTCAACGGGAAATCGGCACTGGTGTTCTACAGTTTTAAGCATGACCTCGACAGGATGAAAAGTGCACTGGCCAAGTCAGGACTGAGGGTGAGGGAGCTTAAGACGGTGCAGGATGAAAAGGACTGGAACAGCGGAAAAATTGATATCCTGCTTGCACACCCCGCAAGTGCGGCATACGGATTAAACCTTCAGGACGGAGGGAACCATGTCATTTGGTTCGGACTTAACTGGAGCCTTGAACTTTATCAGCAGGCAAATAAAAGACTGCACAGACAGGGGCAGAAGGAGAAGGTTATAATTCATCACCTTGTATGCAGCGATACTCGTGACGAGGACGTCATGAAGGCGCTGCAGAGTAAAGGTGACATACAGGAGGAACTGCTGCAGAGCTTAAAGGCGAGAATAGAAAAATATACGGGAGGTAAGAAATGATGAGAACTATATTAATAAATCTGCTGAAGAAAAAGATAACGGATAATATTGAATTAAGGAAAAAATACGAATTAAGAGATCCAACCTATCACATAGCAACAGGTAGAATAGAAGCTTATAATGAAATATTGGAATTACTGAAGGAGGAAAAAGATGGAAGCACTGAAAGAATTTGATATTGAAGAACTGCTTAAAAGACAGGCAATGCTTGACAAAAAGTTTGATGAAAAGGAAACAATCAGAAAACGTGAACTTAGATTGATAAGATTAGCTTATCACACAGAATTAGGAGAATTTTTGCAGGAAGTAAAAAGCGAATGGAACTACTGGAAAAATAGTTGCGAAGTAGTTAATAAACAAAAAGCATTAGAAGAATTGTCAGATATGTTACATTTTTCTTTGAGTTACGTTAATAATGATCGTTTTGATAGCAGAATAAGAAATAAAGACATCAAATTAAAAAAAGAATTTTTTAAAAAGGAAAAGTACGACTTTACAATACTGCTTGATTTTTTAACAGCTTTGTACAATCATGACGAACATTTTTCAACCATATTACTTATTGCAGAATATCTAGGAGCAACAGAAGAGGAATTTTTACAGGTGCATCATGAAAAATGGCTTAAGAACATGAACGAAAGGACAAAGGGGGAGTATTAATGGCAACAGCAAGAGCGATAGCGGAGGAAGTGGCAAAGATTCTGAAGGAGGATAAGGAATTTAAGATTCAGAAAAACCTGACTCCGTTCCAGAGGACAGAAAAATTACTGTATGAGCTGAAATATCTAAAAGGGGCCATAGAGGTCAAACGTGAGAGGCTCTCAGGATTACAGAATGACCCCGTGGTGCTTTCCAAAAAGGAAACAGGTGTAAATGTTCAGGCAACTAAAAAATATCTCTCAGAAGTCGAAAAAATCGAAAATCTGATAGAGAACTGTGAAAATGAGATAAAACGGCTTGAGCATGTCGTGAACATGACGGAAAACGCACTAAAAAATATCGAGGACGATAAATATTA